GCGGAGTGTTTAGGGGGGAGGATGCCGAGTGCCCAGACGAGGACAAGCGGCAAAAAGCGTTAAGAGCAAGATTTTGGGCGGAGGTGGATGATGGCAAAGGGGACACCCAAGCGGGACGGTAGCGGCAAAGGCGAGAGGCGGAACAAGGGGCGCGGTGGATGCAACCCCCCTAAAGACCGGGGTAGGAGATAATGCCTAGCGAGCTTACGCTCAAACAGCGCAAATTTGTTGAAGCGTTTAAGGGCAACGCAACCGAAGCGGCACGGGTCGCAGGGTATAAGGGCAATGATGTGACATTGGCCGCTGTTGGTGCCGAGAACCTCAGAAAGCCTCAGATACTAGAGGCTATTCGGCAGCGCAACGCAGGAGAGCAAAAGAAGCGGATAGCGACGAGGGAGGACCGGCAAGCGTTTTGGACAGGCATTATGCGAGATGAAGCCAAGGAGTTGCGCGACCGCCTCAAAGCGTCCGAGTTGCTGGGCAAAAGTGAGGCCGACTTTATCGAGCGCAGGGAGGTAAGCGGCCCCAAGGGCGGGCCCATCCAGACCGCTACGATGGATGTCCAGGCTCTGGAGGCAGCGATTGGAGCCGAAGGGACCGAATAAGGAGTACGCGCGGCAGGCTATAGAGTACCTGCAGGGAGCAACCTACAAGGGAGCGCTCAAGGTCTACTTAGCCGTTGCGACGGACCCCCACCTTGATGATGGCGTGCTGGCCGAGATCGGGAAGGCAGACCGGTATTTTCTCTTAACCCAACTGCTGAGGCGCAAGGACGCGCTCCATCCGTGGCTGTATGAGCGCTGCCGGGAGGTGGAAGCCGACCCCGATAACCATCTGGACCTGTGGGCTAGGGAGCACTACAAGAGCACGATCATTACGTTTGCCGGCTGCATTCAGGAAATATTGAGGGACCCGGAAATAACAATCGGGATATTTAGCCATACCCGCCCAATCGCTAAAGCGTTTCTCTATCAAATTCAGGGAGAGCTGCAAAACAACGATACGCTGATACGGCTATATCCTGACGTATTATGGGCAGACCCACGCAAAGAGGCGCCTACCTGGAGCCTGGACAGCGGCATAGTCGTAAGAAGGACCGGGAACCCGAAAGAGAAAACAATTGAGGCGTGGGGGCTTGTAGATGGGCAACCGGTTTCAAAGCATTTCCGGCTGATGGTCTACGATGACGTCGTGACGTTGACGTCTGTTGGCTCTCCCAACATGATCTTAAAGACCACTGAGGCGTGGGAGCTGTCGCGGAACCTCAGCGCGCAGAACGGGGCGGAAAGCAGGCGCACTTGGTATATCGGCACTCGATATAATTTAGCCGACACATATCGTGTGATGCTAGACCGCAGGGTGGCAATTCCCCGCCTTTACCCTGCAACCGATGACGGAACGCCAGACGGCAAGCCAGTTCTTTTGAGTCCGGCCGATTGGGACGAAAAAAAGACGGAGTCTAGCACATACGTTATTGCTTGTCAAATGTTGCAAAACCCAATAGCGGGCAGCGAGCAAGAGTTCAAACCGGAGTGGTTGCGGCGGTGGGAGGTAAGACCGGAGACCCTCAACGTTGCGATTGTGGTTGACCCCGCTAACAGCACAAAAAAGGGGAGCTGCAACACTGCCATGGCGGTGCTTGGCGTGGACAGCGCAGGCAATAAATACCTTCTCGACGGGGCCTTGCACAAGATGACCCTTGCCGAGCGGTGGACCATGCTTAAAGGCTTGCGGTCAAAATGGATACAGCAACCGGGCATACAGACCGTGACGGTAGGGTATGAGCGGTACGGGATGCAGGCCGACATTGACCACTTTAACGAGATGATGCGGCTCGAGAAGAGCTTTTTCCCTATCGAGGAGGTTTCGTGGGTGCGCGATGGGGAGAACGCAAAGGATGACCGCATCAGGCGTCTGGTCCCCGATCACCAGAATTGGCGGTTTTTTTATCCTTACGACGGCCCGGCAACCTCGACAATGCGCGAAGCCGAGAGCACGCACAGGGGGCACCTAGTCGCGAAGCCCATCAAAAGGAAGAACGCAGAGGGGCGGCTATACGACCTGGTTGAGTGGTTCGTGGCCAATGAGTACTTGTTTTTCCCTGCAACCACTGCCAAGGATTTTTTGGATGCCATGAGCCGTATCTACGATCTGGACATCCAGCCGCCGGTGATCATGAGCGAGAGGGACGTTTTACCGGAATACGCCGGGGATTTTTGATTTTGTACCATATATGGAAGTGGTTAAAATCACAGGTGTTAAATGCGTTTTCTCCCGAGGGCGGATACCATGTCCCATACCAAATATGGTAAAGGTGATTTATGAGTCGGCAACTAACGTGGTTAGCGCAGGTCCTAAGCGCCGACCCTGATCATTACAAGAAAGATTGCGCTTACAAGTTCTCCAACGGGCGGCGGTTTGAGTCGGCAGACGCTAACAGGACGTGGGCGTATGATGACGACCTACCAACGGGCGGTTCGTATATTGTCGATGAGAGCGGCAACGCGATTGTTTGGGAGTAGCTGGGATATGATGGTAAACTGGACTTTCGACGGAACGCCGAGCTTAGATGAGATTGACATGGCAAGGCGGATACATGACAAGCTGGCGCAGTGCTACCCGGGGCATGTGTGGGGCGTTAACGTGGACGCGACCGGCGGAATTGTGGATATTCGCAATTTTGGCGTATCGTACGGATATGGTTACAGGCTTTTGTTGACTACTGTCTACAGTGACCCCGGCTTGCGGTGCGTTGTCATGGCCGGAGGTGAAATTCTAGAGCGCGCCAGGCTGGCAAGGGGCGTGTCCGACGGTAGTCAAGCGGTTCATATCGATGGCGTACCGGACAAACATCAGCCCATAGGCGGTATTATTCAATGACCGAAACCGGCAAAAACAATATCTGGTTGCAGCGTGCCAAAAGCGCTTACGATTCCTCGACCTCCTACATAGACAACAACTACAGGGAGCGTTGGGAGGATAACCTGCGGCATTTCCAGAACAGGCACCACGGAGAGAGCAAGTATTACAAGGACTCGTACAAGTACCGTTCAAAGATATTCCGTCCTAAAACCCGGTCAGCAGTAAGGAGCAACGAAGCTGCAGCGATGGCGGCGTTTTTCGGCAACATGGATGTAGTTGACGCCGAGGCGATGAACACAGACGATATCAACCAGGTTGCGAGCGCAGAGGTTGCTAAAGCCCTTCTTAACTACCGCCTGCAACATACGATACCCTGGTTTATGCTGTGCATTGGCGCAGTCCAGGAAGCGCAGGTTTACGGCGTTGTTTGCAGCTATCAAAAGTGGATTTACGAGGAAAAGATCACCCACGTGGAAATGCCCGTCTTGGGGATGGATGGGCAACAGCTTATTGACGATCGCACCGGGGAGCCTTTAACGGAAAAGGTCGAGGAAGTCGAGGTTTTAAAGGATAAGCCGGTTATCGAGTTGCTGCCGGTCGAAAACGTACGCATTCATCCGGCGGCCGATTGGCTTGACCCCATCAATTCCTCACCGTACGTCATCCGTTTAATTCCGATGTATGTTCAAGACGTACGCGCCAAAATGGAGCAGGAGGACCCTAAAACTGGCGCACCAAAATGGAAAAAAGTTACTGATGACGAGATGAGGAGCGCGACAAAGCCCACTTGGGACGTGACCAGGAACGCGCGTAGCAACGGGGCGGAAGATCGCTATGAACAGGAGCAGGCCGCGCCTTTGGGCGATTTTGATATTGTGTGGGTACACGAAAACTTTATGCGTATCGGCGGTAACGAGATGGTTTATTACACTCTCGGGACCGAATTTATGCTTACCGACCCCAGGCCGCTAAAGGAAGTCTACCACCACGGGGAGCGGCCTCTTGTCTTGGGCGTGTCGGTGATCGAGGCCCATCAGTGCTATCCTGCTGGCCTTGTCCAGATTGGCGACGGGCTGCAAAAAGAGGTCAACGAGATCGCTAACCAGAGGCTCGACAACGTCAAGCTGGTCCTCAACAAACAGTATCTTGTCCGGCGCGGTAAGCAGGTAGACGTTTCAACCCTCCTTAAAAACGTTCCGGGGTCTGTCACCCTGGTGTCGGACGTAGACGGGGATGTCCGGGAGCTCAACTGGCCGGAGGTCACGGGGTCAAGCTATCAGGAGCAGGACCGTCTTAACGTGGACTTTGATGAGATCATGGGCAGCTTCTCAACGTCCAGCGTCCAGACCAACCGCCAACTCAACGAGACAGTCGGCGGGATGAATATGCTCCGGGGTGGCGCTAACTCCCTCACTGAGTACCTGCTGAGAACCATTTCGGAAACGTGGATGGAACCGGTTATGCGCCAGCTGCTCAAACTTGAGCAGGCGTACGAAACCGACCAGGTTGTCCTGGCGATTGCAGCGCAAAAGGCAAAGCTGTTCCAAAAGTTCGGTATTGACGAGATCACCGACGAGCTGCTTGAGCAGGAGCTGACGATCACCGTCAATGTGGGTACAGGGGCAACGGATCCGGTTGCGAAGCTGGAACGGTTCCTCTTGGGCGTCAATACCCTCACGCAGATCATGCAAGCGGCTCCCCCAAATCTCAATGTCGAAGAGGTACAAAAGGAAATTTTCGGGCGCTTGGGCTACAAAGACGGAGCGCGTTTCTTCCAGAAAGGCCCACCGCCAGCGGTCCAGCAGCTACAACAACAGTTGCAGGCATTACAGCAGCAGTTGCAGAGTAAGCAGGCGGAGACCCAAGGACGCATGCAGATTGAGCAGGTAAAACAACAGCACGAGGATGTAAGGACCGACAAAGAGCTGCACACCGACATCCTTCTTAAAAAAATGGACCTAGCAAACAGGCTGAACGCGAGCCAGCAGAAAGGGCAAAATGGGAGAGCCGACTGACACCCTTATTGCGGAAGCCACCTTGAGCATGAGGGCCGAGGAGTTTTTCAATACTGACTTAGGCCGTTATATCTTAGGGCGGAGCAGGCAGGAGGCCAGCGAAGCAATGGACCGACTAAGGTATGTCCAGCCGGAAGACGCCGCGGCAATTCGCAAGTATCAAATGGAAATAAAGATCGCAGAGGCGGCGGTAACGTGGTTGTCTGAGGTTATCATCCAGGGGCGGCAAGCCCTCCAAATTATAGACGGAGCTGAAAGGATTTAAATCATGGACATAGAACAAGACGCTATCCGCGAGGACGTGATCAACGAAGAGCAGGGGCAAGAGCAAGAACAGGAGCAAGAACCTTCAGAACCTACCGGCAGACTGGCGGAAATTGAAGGACTTGCAGAAAAAGTTCGGGCAGAGCGGGAAGAGGAACCAATACAAAGCGAGGTTGACGAAGAGAAAGACGAGCAGGTCCCCCCCGAAAAACCCGGACAAGAAGCTGGCGAGCCGGAACAGACGGTCAAGGTTGTCGTAGACGGCCAAGAAAGGGAAGTCCCGTTATCCAAGGTTTTGGACGCGGGAAAACGAACCTTTCAAAAGGAATCGGCGGCAGACCGGAGACTGGAAGAGGCAACCAGGCTATTGAACGAGGCGAGGCAAAGAGCGCCTCAACCGCCCGTACAACCACCCGTACAGGACGCAGAAGAGGAAGAGACCGACCTAAGCAGCGTCGTTAAGGCTATCCAGTACGGAACGGAAGAAGAGGCGGCAGAAGCACTAAAGAAAGTACTCGGAGCGGGGCAAAGGAAAGCGGCCCCTACTCCCGACCAAGTTGCGGAGATCGCAATCAACCGAATGAGGGATGAACAAATCCTTCAACAGTTTTTACAGCCGCCGGACAAAGGTGGCTTCAAAGACCTGACAGACGACCCCTACCTTTACGGTCAATGTGTTGCAAGGGTAAACCTCAAGCGCGCCAACGGCGACACAAGAACCGGGTTCGACCTCTACAAGGAAGTAGGCGACGAGGTCAGAGCGTGGCGGGATGGTTTTGTTCAGAAGGCGGCACCAAGCAAAAGCAAGCAGGAACGCAAACGCAGCATGGAGTCTTTGCCTTCAGCAAGTGCAAAGGCGCAACCACCAACATCAAACGAAAGGCCACCTTCACCTAAGGAGATTCTCGCAGAGATAGCCAAGGCAAGGGGCCAAACGCTATAGGAGTGTAAAAAATGTCTGGTCAACTTTGGTCGGTTGACAGTCTGGGCGGATATCTTTCGAGTTACAATCTCTCGAAAAAGCTCCGGATGGCTGTCCAGCCGACCGTGAAATTTCGGCAATTTGCCGACGTGAAAGACGCCACACAGCAAGGCAAGAAGAAAGGCGACACTTTCACCTGGGATATCTATTCTGACATTGGCGATCAAGGGACCACTCTTGCAGAAACCAACACCATGCCAGAGTCCAACTTTACTATCACCCAGGGCACACTGACCATCACCGAGATGGGCAACAGCGTACCCTACACCGGCAAGCTGGATAACCTCAGCGAGCACCCGGTTAAAGATATCATTAACAAGGTGCTCAAGAACGATGCTAAGAAGGCTTTCGATATTGCGGCTCATGCGCAATTCGATGACACCGTCTTGCGCGTTGTTCCTACCGCCGGGACCGAAACCGACGAGGTCACCCTGACCACCAACGGCACCGCCACGCTGACAAACAACGTGGCGTTTGACAAAGGTCACGTCAAGGCAATCGTCGATACCATGAAGGAGCGCAACATACCGCCCTATGTCAATGACGACTATTACGCCATTGCATGGCCTTCCACCTTCCGAACCCTGAAAAACTCACTGGAAACCGTTCATCAGTACACCACCGAAGGTTTCCAGATGATCAAAAACGGGGAGATCGGGCGGTATGAGAATGTGCGGTTTGTCGAGCAAACCAACATTTCCAAGGCAAGTTGGACCAATTCCAAGAGCGATTGGATTTACTTCTTT